AGACTGGTTCTGAAGATCGCGGATCTCCTGCATAAACGCTGCAATTTTCAAAGCAACCAACGCTTCGCGCTGAAGTTCTGACACCATGCGATCGGGATCCTTGCCGTACTCCAGGAAAAGCTCGGCTTCCGCAGCTTCTTCGGCCTTTAGTCGCACGTGATGCAAGATGTGCTTGTGCAAGGTCATCGCCGCCATCGGCTGCGCTTGCAACATGGGCGATAAACCCATCATCAAGTGCGATGCGATGTGGGCATCGTGCTGTTGACCAGCAAATGCCTTCAATTCCATCGTATCTAAGACGTCCGCGTTCTCCGTTGCCGGATCCTTGGGCATTTGGCTGCGCTGCGGGCGCAAAATGCTGTCAATGTCGCGCACATTCATCGCGGTATACACCCGATAGTACGCTTCATAGATGTTATGCATTTGCGGCGCGCTCTGTGCCATTTGCAATTGCATTTGCGCAAGCGTCAGACGCTGGGCTGATGAGAAAATGTTGGGATCAGAGACCGGCTGCACCGCAACAAGGTTGTTGAAGTCCGATTTCTTGATCTTTCTTGACGCTCCGGGCACGTCATAGGGGTACTCATCAGGTAAATACGACCCAAAGCCCTCGGCCAAGAGCTCAAACTCTTCTTTTAACGCATAGTGCAGCCGCTTATGGATGGCCGACATGACCTGCGTGCCGCGTTCAAGCAGTGCAAGCGTTGTTCCGACCTGCGCCATCTGGTTGCCTTCGCCCACTTGCATGTCCGCGATGCTTGCCAAGCGTCTTCCGGCGTCCACACAAAAGCCAAGGAGAGCAAAAAGCGTCTGCGAAGGCTCTTTGTAGGGCAAAGGCAGCATGTTTTGCTGCAATTCCGCCCCGCCCACGTCAATATCGCGCCATTCTCCGGGCTGGATCGGGTTATCCTGGTCCGCGATCCTTGCGCCTTTGGCCTTGAAGCCCGCTGGCAGGTTCGAGAGCGTGCCCGCATCGAGCAATTGGCGCAGTGCAGAGGTTGCCGTCTTGGAAAGGCCACCGATTAAATGCACAAAGCCCAAGCCGTACGACCCAAGGCCCTCGATCAGCACGTAATGGACAAAATAATTGCGCCGATTCTTGCGATCATCGTCCCCTTTCCAGTTCCGACGCACGCCAATGACGCGTTTTGTCGCCTCATCCAGCGTAATCACATACGGAAGCTTGATGCCCGTGGGCTCGCCCTTGTCATCAAGGTCCTCGAACCCCGGTAAATCGTAGTCCACCTGGAATTCAAGCAGGAAAACTTCCTCTGGCGCACCCGTTTCCACCACGCCCGTCTGCTTATCGACCTGATAACGGATCTGACTGGCGTCTGACGGGTAAAGTTCGCCCTCAATCACCACATCCAAGTACTCGCCTGCGACCACGCGCTTGCGATATTCGTTGGAATCCATCGCAATGCGGTGCGTGATCCGTGGGCATTGGCTCATGACGCTTGATCCGTAGTACGGAATAAACACGTCGTCTGCCAAAACAAGCTTTGAGACCATCCGCCCGAGCTGTTCGTCGTAGTAAACCTTCTTAAATACCGACCCACCGTAGCCCAAATAGAACATCGCCTGATCAAACTCGGGCGTATATTCCTTCATCACGGTCGTAATTTGGTAATTCATGAAGTCCTGCACGCGTCCAGCCTGCTGGAACTTGTCCAAGGTCTCTTTGCCCAGGATCTCCGTGCGCACAGGACCGCCCGCTGGCATCAATTCCTTGGTCGCTTGCGCCTGAAACTGGACCACGGCCTCCATCAACAAGGGATGAGTCGCCGCTGCCGCACCTCGAAAGGGCTTGGTGCGCTCTTGAAAGTTCATCCCTAAGAGCTCAAGGCCCTTGGCATAGGTCTGCTCCCAATCAGAACGGCTTGATTTATCCGCTTCAAAAAAGGCCGAGAGGTCAATGGCGATCTTGGATAACGTGTCATCGTCCACGACCTCGGCAAGGTTGGCATAGAAATCCACCTCGCTGTCTTCATCATCCCCGATCTCGACCGTCGCTCCACCGTCCGCGTCAAGCACGATCTCAATGTCTGGCATATCTTCCTGCTCGATCTCGATCGATGTTTCAGGGGCTTCGTAGAGGGCTTTGTCAATGGGCATGTTTAGGCCTTTTTGCGGGGACTTACACGCTTAAGTGTATTGAGTTGTTTCTTAGAAGTCGATGTTCCACGTGAAACATCGACACTTGGGACTTCGTCCGGGTTGGGGGAGCCGTCGGCGAACTTAGCAACAGGCGGCAATGTTCCACGTGAAACATCACCGCCGTCAGCTTTTTTTGAGATGAATTCCTCGACGCTGACATCCCCGCCCTTGTTTAAAAACGCCACACCGTAGGTGCCGCCCATCATATTCGGGGGCGTGCGTCCTTCTTTTTGGCCCAGGGTCCGGTAGTGATAAGACGCGTACTCCTCGGGGGTCATGGTGGCCTTCCAGTTCTTTTCGTACTCCGCAAGCAAATCCGGATAGCGCTCAAAGTAACTCTTTTGCATATCCTTGCTTGCCAGCAACGCCGCACGATTCCTTGACAAGAACGGATCGAACGCCGCAGCAAGTGCTGCCGCATAAGGTGCCTGCCCAAACTGCGAACGCGCAGCGGTCATCTCAGCCGTAGGTGCAACCGTGGGCGTCTGCTCGATATTCCTTAACCGCAGCTGTGCCGACAGGGTTGGGTCCGTCATCACATAATCACGAAACGCTGTGGCAGCACCCGCAGGCGCTTGGGTCGGGAGCGCCGTATCAGCCGCCGATGCCTTGCTGTAAAAATCCCTAAAGCTCCGATCCAACTCCGCACGATCCCTGGCAAAGCGCTGACTTGCCGATAAGGGCATGCGCATTTCCCCCGTGACAGGATCCACCGTCACACCGGGCACATCGGCAAGATTTAATAAGGACCGTGGCCTGCTCGTCACCCCAGGCGGTGTCCAATTAAATACCGTCGTTCCCGTGGCGGGAGTCAGCTTTGCAGCAGGGCTGTAGTTGTATCCCGTCACACGGCCAAAGCGATCATAGATCGGGGTGCGTGGTGCAGAAGCCCTGAACTCCGTATCAAGCTGCGGGAGCTTGACTTGCTCAGCCTCGGGGATCTTGCCAACGATGGCGGTGCCCGGATCAAGGCCCTCTTGGCCAGGGGTGAGCGCCGCTGGTGGCGCTTCAGGTGGTGGGGCTGTGGGCGGGACGAACTTTTCCGTGAGCTCGGGCAGTGGTGGGGCAGGCGGCAAGACGGTAACGGGAGCCGTGGGTCTTACTGGTTCAGGCTCAGGTTCCGTAGGCAATGTCTTGGCCCGACCTTCCGCGTCCGGGCGCAATAAGGTATCCGGTGCGCGCCACCTGTCCATATACGCTTTGCCCATGGCCTTCTCAAGGTCCGCATCCGAAACGCCATAAGCCTGCTGCGCTTCTTGAAGCTGCGCCATGCCAGGGTTGGTGCCAAAGAAGTCGCGAATATTCTGGTAATACTTCTCCGCACCGATCCCACCCTCTTGGGTAGCAAACTTCAAACCTTCCGATACCTCGCCTCCCTTGGCAAAGCCTTGTACTTGAAGGTTCTGCAACATGCGTCGCGCATCACTGACCTCGCCGCCCATGGCTGCGCGCAGTTGTCCTACCTCATCGACCATGCCGCCTTGGGCAAAACGCTTAAACATATTTCTTGCCTCTCCACCCTGGGCCATTTTGACCACGCTTAAATCACCACGAATCGGGAAGGGCGAGCTATTGCCAGCGGACAACCCGTACTTGCCTTCCAAGGCCATGCCTTGGCCACCGCCCCCTCCTCCAGATGCACCGCCCCCGAAGCCTGTAACCGATGGAAACGCATTACCAATAGCGCCACCCGTTGAAGGCATACCTCCGGTTAATCCGCCTGTTGAGGTGCCTCCGGTTAATCCGCCTCTCGAAATTGGATTTAAAGCGGGTAGCGGACTTAGAGAGGGAAACAAGGAGGGTTGCCCTGCATTAAAAAGCCCCTGGCCCGTCGATCCAAAAAGTCCCGCGCTTTGATTTACGTTAGAAGTTGTGCCAAACGTATTTGCAGTTCCCATAACCCCTGAAAAAGGATTTTTTTCTTGGTACTCCGAAAGACCTTTTACGTATTCAACGCCAAGCGGTGCGGCTTCTCTTCTCAATGTTTCGTACTGGTTCAGCAAAGCAGGATCTTTGTAGTATTGTGGATTCGCTTCTACAAAAGAATCTAATTGACCTAAAGCCCCTCTGTACTGCTGACCAAGGGCGGTTTTGTCAAACTCGCTTGCTGTTCGAGAAGTGTAATCACTATAGGTCTCTGGGTTTTGACTTGCGCTGGGCGCGGCTCCAAATCCAGCCGAGTTACCAAACAACGATGCTCTTGTGCCTGCTGTTGTTCCAATAGGTGGTGGAAAGGCTCCAAAGATAGTATTTGGCGAAGACCTAAGCGGATTCAGGCGTATGTCCCTAGCCATGTCCTCGGGTGTAACCGTACCTGCCTGACCTTGTAGCTCCCGCATTTCCTGTTCTCTTCGACGATTAGACATCGTTCGAGCTAACTGTTGCTCAGGTGTCAAAGCAGGACCCCGGTACATCATGTCTGCGACCATTGGTTCATCCATGGTTAGCGCAGTTTGTTGTGGAATTCGTTCAGGCCTGCTTCCAAAATTTTTTAAAAAAGCAAAAACATCATTTGATGTTGTCATGACTGCCCCTGGCCAGGGTTAAGGAATGGGCAGATTATCACCCTAGTAATACTCAAACTCAAGCTGCGTAGCAGGCTCATCGGCCTCATCGTCATCCAAGGCCACAAAATTACCCGCGCGAAAACGCATGATGGCCTGCACCGTACTGTCCACCAAATCGTCCGAATCGCCCTTGGGGAAGGCCGCGCACTCCTCAATCAATTCCTCTGCCCACTTCGTCTCCGGTGCCCAGACCATCCCCGCCTCAAACACAGGGGCGACCGAATTAGCCCTGGATATCTTATCCTGGCCCGCCTTCCTGCCGCCTGGGTTATACATCGTCACAGGAATCCCTACCCGTCTTAACTCCTGCTGCAACGTGATGCCCGTCGCTTTGCCCTCGATCAAGACATTATCCGGTCGCCAATGATCGTACTGCGCCTTGGCAACACGCTTTAGTTCCGGGAAGTCCCAGCGCCCTTTTTTAACATCAAGAAGGATGATGGCCGGTCCGTCGTCCGCACTGGGCCTGAAGACGCCCCAGGTCGTGATGGCAGAAAAATCTGCTGTCTCCTTCTTGCTATAAGCTGTGTCATAACTCTGGATAATGTACTCAACCTGTGGTGTGTATTCATGTTCCCAGACCATCCACCATTCGCGTTTGAGAATCGCCCCCTCATCATTGGTGGGCTGCTGCTGATACATCGACTGCCACTTCTGCACCGACAAGGTGGCCCTGACCTTCTGTAACTCATCAAGGCTCCAGTAGCTTGGCCAAAGGGGCTTTTCGTTCTCGGTGTTCTCATTCAATATCGCAGGAAATTCAATCACTTCCCACTGATCCGACTTGGGCTCAGCCTGCGCCTTAATCAACCTTGCCGTCAGATCTTTCATCCCCCAACGGGTCATCACCACCACAACCGCCCCTCCGGGCTGCAATCGAGACCTCGGTCCCGACGTGTACCACTCCCAGGCATTGTCAAGAGACAACTCCGACAAAGCGTCTTGCTCCGAGTGCGGATCGTCAATAATCAAAATATCCGCACCGCGCCCTGTCATCGCACCGCCCACACCGACCGCGTAGTACTCACCGCCACCGTTCGTGTCCCAGCGACCCGCAGCCTTGGAGTCCGCTTTCAAGCTGACTTCAGGGAACAATTCTTTATAACTATCTTGGTCCATGAGGTTGCGGACTTTTCTGCCAAAACGTACCGCGAGTTCGCCATTGTGTGTGGCTTGAATGATCTTGGACCGAGGCTCATGGCCCATGGCGTAGGCAGGCAAAAGGTAACTCGCGAACTCCGACTTTGTATGCCTGGGTGGCATGTTGATGATCAAGCGCTTGAGCTCGCCTTTGACAAGACGGTCAAATGCGCTTGCCATCTTTTCATGATGCGCGCTGAAGATGGCCTCGGGCCAGACGTATCGGGCGAACTCGATGAACGAAGACTTGGCCATGTCTCGCGACTCAAGGATCCTGAGCCGTAGCTCAAGCTTCAAGCGTTCTGCTTCGATGTCCGGGGGAAGGGCCATAGGTTTTGGAATTTGCAAAAAATTTTCAGGGAAATCGGTTCTAGAAACAAGGGGGTGGGTTTCCTGGAAGTGAAAAGTATACGCTTATCTGAATTTTGTTTCGAGGCCCTATTGTTTCTGCGAAACCGGGCCAAGGTCGGCGTCCGCTGCGAGGTGCGGCCATTTGGCCTAGATTCTAGAACCTAGATCGCTCTACGCTCTAGAATCGATACCGGGACTCGCCCCGGGGGCGGGGGCCCGGGAGCCGTGGACCATGCGAGCCGAGCCGGGGACCGGGAGCCGTGGACCGTTTCACGTGAAACAAGGCCAAAGGCCCATGGCCCGGGGCCAACGGGACGGGAGCCGGGGCCATGGCCCGGGGCCCGGGGAACCCGGGCAACGGGGGGCGGATAACGGGGAAAAGGAGGGGTTACGGGGCCCGAGGATCACGGGCCAAGTTTGAGAATCGATCAATATCGGGGTTTTGATCGAAAAAACCGATCTACTTATAGGGGGCGGAAAAAATACAACAAAAAAACCCCGGACAATGCCGGGGCCTATGGTAGAGCTAAGCCGGGGGCCTATTGGCTCACGGCTCCCGCAAAGCTTAACTGGTCGATAATTGCCTGATATTGATTGAAGGCATACCCGTTTAATGGGGCATTAACAGTTTTAAGGCCTTTGGAGCCCTTGCCCCATGTTGCGACGATTTCCCATCGCTCCCCGATTTGATACACCCCATTATCGTAACC